CGTTGAACGCGCCGGGAATGCGCTCAAGAGGGAAATCCAGAGCACCAGTGTCAGACCAAACCTCAATCGAGTTGGTGCCAAAGGCCCAGACCTCACGGAAGTTGGCAATCACAGCCACCAAGCCGTCAGGAGATCCTTCGGTGCTGGCAAATTCCAGAGGGTCGATGGATGTGCCGTCCAAAAGGGCCGTAATCCACATCCTCTGGCTGTTTGGTTCGTTGAACACAAAGTAGCCGTCCACGTAGGCCACAGTTACAGCGCCGGGAAAGTCAGGGTCGTCAATTGGCTTAAACTGATTGGTGTTGGCGTTGTAAATAAAACTGGGGCCGTTGCAGGCAATGAACAACTGAGTGCCGTTGTCGGCCATGCTGACAGGACCAGTGCCGCTAACGTTGCCAATCAGCGTGGGGGTGTAGGCGTTGTCAATCTTGAACAACTGGGTGCCCGACACCACGAATCCTGTACCATCGTTTGACGAAAATGCCCACAGACCACGAATTGGACCAGTGCCGATTGTGTTAAGCAGCTTGAGGCCGGGAGCGCGGTTCAGGAACGCAGGTTCTTTGCCAGCCTCGGGCACGATCTCGGGAAACAGGTTGACCATGCGGGCGTCCGCAGCGTTGACACTGCGGGCCACATAGGATGAACCGAGGATGGGCGTCTTCATCAGAAGTTACCGGCGTAGATGTTGAACCGCTGACGGTTTGCCACCACGGCGTAGGGCAGACTCATCACATCGTATGGGTTGTTGATGCGCTTCAAGTTGCGTTTGCTGGTCATGGCGATGCGCTGCACCTGTGGGCTTGGCTCCACGCCAAACTCAGGTGCGATCTCCATTGCCAAGTTGTAGGCAAACGCCCGCATGTAGCCCGGCGGGAAGAACAACTCGGTTGCCAGTGTGGCAGGTTCTGTCAACTCTTGCACCGAGATGAAGTGCCACTCCAGCAACTGTGTTGGCCGAGGGTAGATGTACATCTCCACGTTGGGGAACGTGTTGTTGACAAAGATGACCTGCGGGAAAGTCGATGTCGATGTCTTGACAGCGATGCCGTTGTACTGGTCTTGGTTGATGAACTTGATGCCGTAAGACACGCCGCTTGGGGCTTTGTAGTAGGTGCCGTCATCAAGTTGGATGGGGCGGTTGCCCACAAAGTCACCAGAAGGACCAAGGGTGCGTTTGATTTCACCCACGGGCCAACTGAACACTTGGTCTTGGGTGCAGAACACAGACAGACGCTCGGTGTTCCACGAGTCAATCATCTGGTTCATTGCAGTCAAGGCATCCTGACTGGTAGCCGCTGACGGGGTTTCACCTTCGGCAAGAATGCCAAGCAGCCTGAGTGCTCGGTTAATCTGGTCGCCAGCGGTATAAGCCATGTTACTTCCCTTCGGATTCGTCGCTTGCCGAAGTCAAAAAAGATGGGACTTCGTTGGGCTGTTCGATGGATTGATCGGTCACTTTGCGGGTGTATTTGCGCTTGGGTGCGTCAACTACCGGCTCAGATGCCACCTCGACGGGTGTGTCTGGATTGTAACGTGTCCAGCCGTTTTTTTCATCCATTTCGAGTTCAACTTCGTTGGTGGCAATTTTTGCACCATAGATGGGATGTACAAGGGTAATGTTCATTTAAATCTCCATGTGAAAACGGGGCCGAAGCCCCGTTTTACCAGTTTGCCAAAATTATGACAAACGATACAGCACCCAAGTGTTAGCGCCTGTTTTACGGGCACGGAACTGGTGTGCTACGCCAGCGGTAGCGTTAATGGTGGCAAGACCCACGATGGTGAAACCAGTGGCTGCGGTCATGGTGATAACACCAGAACTGGAACCATCGACGTTGATCACCGAGAAGTCAAACGCACGATCCACGCCCATGCTTGGGAATGCGGCGTTCATTTGTGCAGCAGTAGGCAGCGTGTAGGCGGCAGCGGACGCGCCGGGGTTGCCCAAAACGATACCAGATGCCAGTTGGTCTGTGGTCAGAGTTGCCGCACCAGCGGGGATAGATGCGGGGGTGCCTTGAGCAAAGAAAACAACTTCACCGAGGTTGCCATCACCAATTTGATAACCGCCTGCGCCATTAGGGAGAGACATGATAATTTCCTTTCAGATTGATTTGAGAACGGGGGCCGAAGCCCCCGGTTCGGTTTAGCCCCAGATACGGGCAGCCATTTGTGGACGGATGGTGTTGTAACCGTACAACACGTCAACACGGCAAGGCATACGGTCGTTGTTGATGTCGTACTGACGAACAACGCGCAGGCTGATACCGTTGTGAACGGCACGGCTAGCCATGTCAACGCCCTGAGGCAGCAACAGGTCGGCAGTGGCGAACGCAATGGCGTCACGGTGGTACACCATGTTTTGTGGGAACGACAGGCCAGCGGCACCGACGAACACAACAGCTTTGCCGGACACGGGCAGAACGTCAACAGTTGCCAGAGCGTTGCCAGCCGAGTACATCGGAGCAACGGTGATGCTGCCAGCGCCAGAACCGTTCAAAGTTACGTCAGCCAGAGCAACGAACTGGAACAGCGAACCAGTGGACTCACGGGTCTGTGGGTTGACAGCGAAGCAGTCAGCCACGGTGAACACGTCACCTGTGCGGATGGTGGCAGCGTTACCGGCACCAGTGATGGCGATGGTAGTTGCACCTTCAGCAGTTACAGAAGCGGACAAAGTGCCACCAGTTGCAGTACGGGTACCGCAAGTGTGGACCTTGATCGACTGGCTCATGTTGACTTCTTCGTAGCCCAACACTTGCTCACCCATCATGCCGTTCTTGAACTGGCGAGAGATGACGTCTTGGGGGTTGAAGAAACCAGACAGACCGTTGACCAGAGCAGCGTTAGCGGCAGGGTTCACGGTAGCGTAACGAGGCGACATGGTAGCGGCGTTCTCGTTCAGCTTCTGCTGGGCTTGCAACAGCACCAAAGCGGTGGCAGGGGCTTGGCCGGGAGTGCCGACAGAGTTACCGATTTGACGGTATGCGTTAGCAACGTCAGCGTCCACAGTGGAGGCCAACTGGCTGATACGTGGCTTCAAAACACGCTCTGCGAAGTCGTCCAACTGCATGGTCAATTCAGCGGATGTGAAGTTGATACCGATGTGTTTCTGGCTGGAAACAGTCAGAGTGGTGAACTGTTCGTTGTCGTCCTGAACTTGCAGGGCGGCACCGTCAGTGACCAGAGCGCGGTCGGGCAAACGGATACGCAGTGTAGAACCAATCTTTGCGCCTTCAACAGCGAAGCTGTCGTCGTACTGGCGGTTCACGTTGCGGGTGATGACGAGGTTGTTTTCCAAGATCTCCAGCGATTTGCGGGTGATCATGTCAATGGTTAAGAGACTGTTACTCATGATGATTTCCTAAAAATTAGCGGTTGCGGAGTGACCGTGCTTTGTCGATTTGTCTTTGGCGCTCGGCAGCAATCCAGTCCGACACACCCATACTCTTGACAGAGCGAGGATCGGTGGTGTCAGTGACACCGGGGTTTACTGCTCGTGCGGTTACCGGACGAATCGGGTCTGGCGCAGTCGATGTTTTCTTTTGGACAGGTTCGGCAGATATCTTAGCCTCAATCTTTCCAATCTCTCGCGCTTGCAACAGTGGCGACAAGCGAGAAATGCGGTCAGCTTCCTTAGGGTTACTACCTAGCCAGTAGGCCAGATCAGGTCCAAGGTCAGACGCTTTGATGGTTTCGGCCATCACATCGGTGACGCGAAGGTTCGGGTTATACGCAACTTGGTCAAAGTCGTCGTATTTGGACCGGGCCTCCTCCTCACGCTCTGCGAAGGTTTCTTCAATCTCAGCGCGTTGTTTCTGGATTTCCCGATGTTGGACCAGCTTCTCAGCCTCGGCACGGATGAAATCCGCATACGCCTGTGGGCTTTCAAATTGATCGGCAGTCGGAATCTCCGTTGGCGCTGCTGGCACGGGTGCCTGCTTTGCCTGCTGCTCACGTTCCCATTTGCGCTGTTCTCTTGCGAGGCGCTTGCCAATCATCGCGTCGATTTCAGCCTGCGAGTACTTCTTTTCCTCTTGGGTGCTACCGTCTTGATTCTCAGCGACTACCGGCGCATTTTGTGCCTGTTCCGTGGTGGCCGTCACCTCGGGGGCTGGCGCGGAGTCTACTTCCGCTAAGGTTTGGACTTCATCAGTCATTTCATGTTCCATTGGAACCCCGGTCTACTGGGCCGGTACAGTTGGATATTACACCTGAAGATTATTCAAATGCAATAGTGCAGGAAACCGTGCCGGAAATCACAACATACAGACCCTTGCTGGCATAGATACCATTGAAGAAGTTGTAGTTGGTGCCCGCCACGGGTGTAAACGTATCCAGAATTTTAGGGTCGGTGTTATCCGAATCTGGGGAGTCATACACGGTGATTGTTGGGGTGCTGGACGCAGCACTGACAAAAATATCCTTCAGCGTGCCCGCCATCGGTTTGATTTGGCGGGTAGCTGTGATTTGCTGATACATGGAAGCCATGACGATTCTCCTTATGCGAGGAACTTGAGTTTGTACAGGGTGGACAGGTAAAGCCCGACGATTTCATCAATGATGTTCTGGATCGGGGTGTCGTTTTTCTCCACCACCTCATACCGCATA